GATTGGCGAGTATAGCGAAGGAACTAAACACATGGTATTTATCGGCAAGAAAGCCGCAGGCCGGCTGCTTGATTGTGAGTTGTGGGATCAGTACCCGGACAGGCAGGATGTGCCGGGGAGGGAGCCATGACAGCAAAGAAAATACCTGAGCTTAAAATTTTGCAATGTCCGCTTTGTTTAAAAATGCTGGAATGGGACAATGATCTCGGGGCATACAGATGCAAAAACTCAAAATGCAATGCGGAACTGTGGCCAGATCCAATGGACAAAACACAGCTATCTAAACCAAAGCCAGTGCCTGAATATATTTGTCGGTCATTGGTCAGCGACGTGCCGGGCGGATCATCATCCGGCAAGAAATACGGAGCAAAAGACCGGATGAAGAAACCGACGACGCACCAGATATACGAAAAACTTTGCGGAAAATAATAAAAACACAACATATAGTTGACACGGGGTTGACAAAGTGCTATTATTTGGCTATCGAGGTCTGCCCATTTTTAAATCGGAAACGCCTATCATTAATTTGGTAGGCGTTTTCTTTATGTCAATTTTTAATTGTGGCGTAACTACGGGATTAAATGCCAATCGCTCACGGGGCGGAGAGGTGATTTATTTGCCACGCATTAACTGCGGCAGAAAGTGTTTGCGCAATATGAACACAAATGATCATTGCGAACTGCTTGATAGCGAGCGAATCTATCAGGATGGATGTAACTGCAGTGGATACAGGCCAAGGCCGTTGCCAGTGCCGCCGCCAATGATCGGTAGGCTGGATAGTCATGACGAGGGGCCGCGGTGGAACGGGAAGCGGTGGAGGGTGCTGAAATGATTACTGAAATTAAATACGCGTTGGACATTTATACGGCAATGGCAATTAAAGATGAATTTGCTGCCAAATATCCTGACATCGAATACGGAGACAACATGATCAGGATAAGCAATGGCTTTTTAATTGGCAATGGCAAATTTAACGTAGCGATTCCGACGCTGACAGACAATGATCGTGCTGTTATGCGGAAACACATTATGGCCAAAGCTGATGCCAAGCAAACTTAAAACCAGATGCCGACATGTTGGCTGCCCGGAACTGACGCATAACGGATACTGCGACAAGCATCGAGGGGCTGCTGATAGGCGTCGAGGGTCGGCAAGAGAACGAGGATATGACTACCGATGGGAACAAGCCCGCATTCAGTATCTGCAAGATAATCCACTGTGTGCTGAGTGTGGACGCAACGGCAAGGTAACGGCGGCGACGGTAGTTGACCATATCGAAGATCATAAAGGCAATCATGAATTGTTTTGGGACAGGAAAAACTGGCAGGCATTGTGCAAGCAATGTCACGACAGAAAAACAATGATACAGAATGGTGCGAAGGGGTAGGGGGTAAACAATCTCTGGAAACCAATTGATACTGGACCGCGCTGCCCTCAAACACAAGATTTCGCAAAACTAATATAAGGGGGTGCTGTAATGGGCACCGCAAAAGGTGGACGTCCACGCACGCCCACAAATTTAAAAATATTATACGGCAACCCGGGGAAACGCCCATTAAATCAAAATGAGCCGAAGCCGATCCCTGTTTCGCCAAAGCCGCCGGCTTGGTTGCCGTCAGAAGCAAAAACAATGTGGAAACATCTTTCGCCTCAGCTTGAAACGCTGGGGCTTTTGACTAAAATTGACGGTTATTCGCTGGCTGCAGTTTGTCAAAGCTACGCAACATGGGCAAAGTGCCAGCGGTATTTAATCAAACATGGCCTCACAATGGAGATCGTCAAAGAGGATAAAGACGGCAATCCATACACCAGTTACATTCAACAGCGGCCAGAGGTTTCAATTGGCAACAAAGCGCTGCTAGCGTTCAAGGCGTTCTGCACTGAATTCGGCTTGACCCCATCGAGCCGGGCCGGTATAAATACCAAACCGTCAGAAGATGAAGAGGACCCAATGGAGGCGCTGCTAAAACGTAGCGGCGGCTGATATGTTTTCAAAAGCTAAAGCCGAAACTGCAATTGGGTTTATCGAGCAGTTAAAACACACTAAAGGGCGCTGGCATGGCGTCAAGTTTGATTTGCTGGATTGGCAGGAAGAACCGATCAGGGATATTTTTGGCACGGTAAAGCCAAACGGATTTCGGCAATACACAACAGCCTATCTGGAAATACCAAAGAAAAACGGCAAATCAGAAATGGGCGCTGCTGTCGGGTTATACATGACCTGCGGCGACGCTGAACACGGCGCGGAGGTATACGGCTGTGCCGGCGACCGGCAGCAAGCGTCGATTGTTTTTGATGTGGCCGTTAATATGGTTGATCAGTGTCCGGCGCTGAAAAAGCGCATCAAGCCAGTACTGTCGCAGAAAAGATTAGTGTTCTTGCCGACGCGGTCGTTTTACCAGGTGTTATCAGCAGAAGCCTACTCAAAGCATGGCTTAAACGTCCATGCCTGCATATTTGACGAACTACACACTCAGCCTGACCGTAAGTTGTGGGACGTAATGACAAAAGGCTCTGGCGATGCCCGGACCCAGCCGCTATATTTTGTCATTACAACGTCAGGCGATGACCCGGATCGGCACTCGATTGGGTGGGAAGTTCATCAAAAAGCAGTAGATGTGTTGACGGGGGCGAAAGTTGACCCGTCTTTTTATTCGCTCGTTTACGGAATCGACCCCATTGAAAACAGAATCTATACCGGGCGCAGCTATGAAACTGTTGATAATCTCGTTGGCGACACGGAGGAACGTTGGCGCCTGCCGGAGATATGGACCAAAGTGAATCCGTCTATTGAGCAAATCATACCGATGGAAAAAGTTGAAACAGCTTATCAGTCGGCTGTCGGCAACGACGCTGACGAGAGAATATTCCGGTGGCTGCGGCTCAATGAGTGGGTTAAATACGGCGCGGCAAAATGGCTAGGAATTGAAGTGTGGGATGCGTCATCGTCGGGGATGATTATACCGGAAAACCTAAAAGGTCCATGCTATGGCGGCCTGGACTTGTCCAGCAAAACAGACCTGACAGCTTTTGTGCTGGTATTCCCGCCATTTGAAAACCGGACAAAATGGGCAGTGCTGCCAACCCTGTGGATTCCGCAGGAAAGCGTTAAACAAAGAGCGGAAAAAGATAAAGTGCCTTATTTGTCGTGGATAAAAAGCGGATTTATCAAAACTACGTCCGGCAATGTTGTTGATTATGGGTTTATTCGACAGGAAATTGTCAGACTGCGTGACCGATACGACATAAAAGAAATTGGTTTTGATCCGTGGAACGCCAATCAGATTGCCCTTGACCTATCGGATGACGGGTTGACGATGGTCGAAGTGCGTCAGGGATTCAAAACCATGAGTCCAGCAATGAAGGAACTTGAAAAATTAATTGTTGGCAAGGAACTTGAACACGGCGGAAACCCGGCTTTGCGGTGGATGTTTGGCAATATGGCCGTAAAAAAAGATGAAAATGAGAACATTCGCCCGGTCAAAGACAAATCGACAGAGCGGATTGACGGCATTGTGGCGATGGTCAACGCGATTTGCTGCGCGATAGTGCATGCAGACAATACGCCTGTTTATGAGAAAGGAGGTGTTTTCTCGGTGTGAAAATATTTAAGCAATTACGAACAGCGCTCACAAGTTTAATATCGAAGCCGGAACGATGGCTTGTTGAGTGGTTCGGTGGCGGAGGCCAAGCAAAATCAGGGGTTGTTGTCAACGAGGAAACAGCGCTGCAGGTAACTGCAGTTTGGGCGTGCGTCAGATTATTGTCAGAAACGGTGGCGGCATTGCCGCTAAACTTGCTGAAATATACCGATAGAGGAAAGGAACGCGCCACAAACCACCCGCTGTATTTTTTATTGCACAACGAACCTAATTCCGAGCAAACATCATTTGATTTTATCATGGTGCTCATGGTAAACCTGCTGCTGTGCGGGCGGGCATTTGTTGAAGTTGTAAAAAATGACTTAGGGCAGGTTGTCGAGCTTTGGAACATTCCTACCGGTAACGTCACGATCCGGCGTAATGCAGTAACAAAAGAGCTTATGTATGACATCAACGTTGCTGACGCCAGACACCCGCCAATAACTCTGTACCCGGAAAACATTGTCGATATTCGTGGCATGTCATTCAACGGAGTCGACACGTTCAAGCCGGCAGTAGCAGCGAGGGAAGCAATCGGGCTGTCGCTGGCTACAGAAGAGTTCGGCGCACGGTTTTTCGGCAACGGTACAAACCTGGGCGGGGTTGTTGAGTATGAAGGTAAATTGTCAGAGCCAGCAAAAGAACGTTTCAAAAAAGACGTATCTGACAAGTATGAAGGTCTTGGCAAATCAAACCGGCTGCTATTTTTGGAAAACGGCTCAAAATTTACCAAAGTAAACACGACCCCGAATGATTCACAATTTATTGAAACGCGGAAATTTCAAGTCGTTGAAATTGCGCGTTTTTTTAATGTCCCGCCGCATTTGATTATGGATCTTGAACGGGCGACGTTTTCGAACATCGAGCATCAATCGCTTAGTTTTGTAATTTACTCGCTGATGCCGTGGCTGGTCAGAATTGAACAGGCGTTTCAAAAATCATGCTTGTCGCCAGGGGAAAAGAAAAAATATCTTGTCAAGTTTAACGTCGCGGCGCTCCTGCGCGGTGATTATGCGTCGAGAATGGCAGGCTATGCGGTAGGCAGGCAAAACGGCTGGATGAGCGCCAACGACATTCGTGAGTTGGAAGACCAAAACTTGATTGCGCAAGAACAAGGCGGGGATGACTATCTCGTAAACGGCAATATGATCCCGGCGAAACTGGCCGGAACACAAAACACCGGCGCGAACACAGCCAGAGCACTAGAGTTTGCCAATGAAATTCGGAAGCTGCTGGGAGGAGGTGATCAGGATGGGAACGGAACGACTGCAAATGGCGGGAATTGAGACGGAACGCAGGGCAATTGACTCTAGCCTGCTGGAGTTTCGGGCCGCTGAAAACGGCGAAAAAATAATCGAAGGGTATGCCATCAAGTGGGACATGCTGTCTGTCCCAATTGGTTGGTTTACTAAATTCCGCGAAAAATTTCGACGCGGAGCGTTTGCTGAGTATCTTGAAGCCGATACTGACACAAAGTTTTTGATCGGCCATGACATCAATCAAGTGCTAGGACGCCGAAAAAACCAAACGCTGACGGTCGATGAAGACGATATCGGGCTTAAATTTAGGCTGACGCTGCCAGCAACTACGCTGGGAAGCGACACGTATGAATCAATCAAGCGCGGCGATGTTGACAAAATCAGCGTTGGCTTTAACAAACTTGGCGAAGAATGGGACGAAACGGACGAAAATAACCCGATTCGGACCATAACCAAGGCGAATCTGCCGGAAATCTCGCTGACAGCATGGCCGGCGTATGAAGACACCGAAGCCACGGCGAGAGATAACGACCCGTATAAGCGGCGCGAACAGCCGTATGATAGATCAAAAAATATGAAAAAACTGCTTGAAATAGCAGATTTGGAGGGGTAAAACATGGATTTGGTAAAAAAAATCGAGGAATTGCGCGAAAAACGGGCCAAAGCAATTGCTGACGCCCGGCAGTTTGTGGAACGGGCCGACACCGAAAAACGGGACATGAGCGGTGAAGAAAATTCAGCGTTTGACAAAGCCCATAGTGACGCCAAAGACCTGAAACGGCAAATCGACCAACTTGAATCGCAGTTACAGGCGGAGCGGAGCGAAGGGCAGCGGCAATCTCCCCCGGCGGAACACCGTGACAGCGTGCCGGAAAGTGAAGCCAGGGCGACAAAAGAATATCGAACCTCGTTTGAACGATTCCTGCGTGATGGCGCCGGATCGTTATCCGGAACTGAAGCCCGCGCCATGCAAGCAGATAGCGACATTGGCGGCGGGTTTTTGATTGCCCCGCTGCAAATGGTCAATGAACTGCTGAAAACTGTCGATGACGCAACGGTGATCCGTCAGGTTGCGCGTAAATTTACGCTGAACAAGGCCAAGTCTCTCGGCGTGCCGACAATGACCGCCAAAGCCGATGATGCCGACTGGACTAGCGAACTGAAAACCGGAGACGAAGCGAATATTGGATTCGGTGGACGCGAGTTGATGCCGCATCCGCTGTCAAAGCTGGCCAAAATTTCCAATACTTTGATCCGCAACAGCGGCATGAGCATTGAATGGATTGTCAATGCGGAACTGGCCCGTCTGTTTGGCAGCGCCGAAGAAAAAGCCTACATGACCGGCGACGGTAACAAAAAGCCTTTGGGATTGTTTGTCGCGTCTGACAATGGCATTGGCACTGCCCGCGATGTATCGACCGGAAATACTGCAACTGCCGTCACGTTTGATGGATTCAAAACCGCCAAAGGCACGCTGAAACAGCAGTACCGCCGCAAAGCGCAGTGGCTTATGCACCGTGATCTTGTCACTGCCACGTCGAAACTGAAAGACGGCAACGGCCAGTATATCTGGCAAGCGTCTGTTGTTGCTGGCGATCCGGACAAGCTGCTGAACTTGCCGATTCTCGAATCGGAATACGCTCCGAACACCTATACCGCCGGATTGTATGCCGCTGTAGTTGGCGACTTTAGTTATTACTGGATCGTTGATGCTCTCGACATGGCCGTGCAGCGGCTGGTTGAACTGTATGCGCTGACGAATCAGGTTGGATTTATCGGTCGCCGCGAACTCGACGCAGCGCCGGTACTGGCCGAAGCGTTTGTCCGCGTAAAAATGGCCGGTTAAGCCGGAAAATAAGGAGGAGTAAAAATGCAACTGAGTAATGAAATAAAAATTCGCAAAGTTGCCGCCGGCGCTGTGTCGGCTGGAACTGAAGTAATTTCCAGCGTTGTCGATATGGCCGGATATGAAGGCGTTTTGTTTTTTTGCACTATCGCAACCGCAAACGCAGGCAACTATCTGAAAGTGCAGCAGGATACCGCCGTCGGCATGGGTTCGGCTGCTGATATTGCCGGCAGTAAGGTTGTCGCTGCTGCAAATGCATCCGTTGTCTGGATTGACATTTACAAGCCGACGGAGCGGTATCTCACTGCAAACATCATTCGCGCAGGGGCGAACACCGCCACTGGCGATATCTACGCGATCCAGTACGAAGGAAAAGTCAAGCCTGAACTGAACCTGGTGACAAATACAATAATTGGTGAACTGAGCATCAGCCCCGACGAAGGGACTGCGTAAATAACTAGGGGCGGGAAACCGCCCCATTATTTTGGAGGTTGATTATGAGCTATAGCATAAAAAACTATACCGAACAGGGCGGCGAGCGTACCGTAATTGGCGGCGAAATTGATGTCGTATCTGGCGGGGCGTTGAAAATTGCCGGTACGGCTGTAACGAAAACCGCCGCGCAACTGAATGCGCTGCCAATCGTTGAGCAGGCGCTTGTCGCTGCAATGGCTGTTACTGCGGCTGACGCCGCTGCTGCCGCCGGGGCCGCGCCGACAAAGGCAGAATATGATGTGCTGGTTACGCTGGCCAATGCCAACAAAGCCGCTATTAATCTGATTTTGGTAGCGCTTAAAGCGGCAAACGTCATTGCCGACGCGTAGGCGGTGATGATATGACAATGCAAATGGTCGGTGGTGTACACCGGCAAGTTGCTGTTGATGCTGTTGGACCCATTGAAAAAACCAGCGTCAACGCCGATGCGGTTGTGGTTGGCTCTGAAATTGATGCAAGGCCGTGGAAATCGATTGCGTATACAATTTCCGTTGCTACTAATGCCGTGACATGGGCAGTGTTTGGGGCCAATGCGGCTGACTACAGCGATGAAATTGACGTTAGCACGGCGGCAAGCGTTGCTGCTGCTGCAGTTGGGTCGTATGCTATCGCACAAGCACCGTATGCTTACTACCGCGTTAAGATCAGAAGTACGGTTGGTGGGGCGCATGGCGTGGCAACTGTATCGGGAATAGCGAAGGGGTGATAGCATGGGCGCGCTGACAACTCTTACAGCCGTAAAACTGCACCTCGGAATCACTGACGAGTCGGATGACGCCCTGCTGACTCAACTGATTAACGAAGCGTCAGACGATATTGCAGGAAATTGCAACCGTACATTGACCAGAGAAACCAGAACAGCCGAAAAGTATATCGGCGACGGCAGCCCTGATATTTATCTTGAATTGTATCCGGTGGAGTCTATTGCGTCAGTTACTATTGACGGGCTGGCTGTTACTGACTACGAACTGACAGCGAAATCGGGGCGGTTATTTCGCGAAAACGGCTGGGATTATGACGCAACAATCCTCGTAACGTATACCGGCGGCTATCGACTGGAAACAGTTGCCGCCGTTACCGGACCGCCTGCCGTTGCAGAAATACCGCGAACAATGCCGTACGATCTTGAAAGCGCATGTAAATTGTGGGTATCTGCTGCATACAACAGCAGAGGCAGCGAACACCTGTCGGAAGAAGCCATAGGGCCGCTAAAGTCGGTATTTTGGCCCGAGCAACCGGCAATTAAGTCAATCACCAACAAATACCGGAAGATATGCGTATGAGACAGACGCAAGCAACGGTAATGGCAAAACAAATTGCATACGATGCCGCGCGCGTTGCCGATGTGTATTTTGAACCGGCAGGGACAATTTCCGGTACGTTTATACCGACAGGCGGGACGGTTGTGCAGCGGCAATACGGGCAGGAATATGCTGGTGATTTTGAATTTTACACAAAAAAGCGGCATGTCGGGTTAATTGTTGATAATCAGCTGCAAATCTCTGGCGTTGATTATGACATTGTTGCCGTGAGGGATTATGTGAAAGCGATCACGGTGCTGCTGAAAAAGGCGGTGGGGTGATGGCGAGAAAGAAAAAGTCCGGCACAGATTTTGCTGCGCGTTTTGCAAAATTAAGCGAAGCAGTAACAACCGAAGCGGAAAAAGAATTGTTTGAAATTGGCGTAATGGTAAAAGATGCAGCGCAACAAATCGCTCCCGTAAAAACTGGAACATTAAAAGCCGGATACGCAGTCAGGATGCGATACAGGGGAACAACTCCTGTTGCGGTTGTTGGGACGCTAGTCAAGTACGCGCATTATGTTGAATTTGCAGAAAAAATTAAAGGTAGACCATACGGAAAAAACTTGCGAAAGCCAGGCCGCGTAATTTATGCAGCACTTGACGCCAAAAGAAACGAAATTGAAAGTCGTATTGCCGATGCTGTAGCCAAGGGGCTGGAAAAGGGAGCTGTTGAAAGTGGTCTATGAAATAATCCAGGCGCTGCTCGCCAGCCACGATGTGTCAGGAATCATAACCGATCAAATCTATCCAGAAGAGCCGCCCAGCGAGGCGGTTTTTCCATGCCTTGTCTATTCCTGGTCCGAGAGTCCGGCCGCATCAGCGGACAACGCCGAAATCGCCACAGCACACACGATTAATTTTGAGTGCTACCAACGCGGGACGGCGCGGCCATTAGCTGACGCAGTGCATACGGTAATGATCGAGCAGGGATGGGTAAAGGTGTTTATTCAGTCAGCCGGGCAAGTTGGCCCGGTGAATCAGGTGTCCAGCCAATATAAAACGATCAAGGAGGTTTAGAGATGGCTAAAATTGGGGTAAGTAACTTTTATTATGCGCTTGTCACCGGCGACGCAGCCGGAGCGCTCACTTACGGCGCGCCTGTTGCTGTGCCGGGGCTTACACAGCTTGACATTAAAACGGCCAGTGACACCGCAACGTTATACGCTGATAATGGACCATACGAAACGGCGTCGGCGCTCGGCGAAATTACGGTAGAAATTGATCTGGCCGATCTTGACTTGGCAACACAGGCGGCACTGTTGGGGCATACGTTAAGCGGTGGGGTCATGACGCTGAATGCCAATGATGTAGCGCCTGCCGTTGCAATTGGTTTCAAAGGGTTAAAAGGGAATGGCAAATATCGCTATGTATGGTTATTGAAAGGAACTTTTGCCGAACCGGATGACACATACAAATCGAAAGGCGAAAAAGTCGAATATCAAACTCAAAAGATTACCGGCAAATTCGTCATTACTGCGTACAATTCCAATTGGAAACGTATTGCCGACGAAGACGCCGCCGGTTACTCTTCGACCACCGGCACAAACTGGTTTACCTCCCCGCTCGGTTCTGGCGATACCACGCCGCCGACAGTTACCTGTGTACCGGCTGACGGCGCCACCGGGGTATCGGCTACGGCAAACATTGTGCTGACGTTCAGCGAAGAAATGGACGTGTCCAGCCTGGTTGTCGGCGAATCGTTTATCTTGCAGAAATCTGACGGAACTGATCTGGCAGGGATTGGCGTTTGGAGCGTCGGCAATACCGTCTACACGTTTGACCCGACAGCATCCATGTCTGGCGCCCATAACGTGATTGTCACAAAAGCGGTCAAAGACCTTGCCGGCAACAAGTTGGCGGCGGTCAATGTGTTCAATTTCTCAACTTAAATCTGAAAGGGGCTGGCTAACGCTGGCCCCTTTATTTTGGAGGAATAACCGTGAATGAAAGCCCGATTCTGAAAATAAACGGGAAACGATATAAAATCCAGCGCGTGAAAATGGGAGCCTATCGGCAAGTAATGATGCTGGTCGACGACATGGACAATCTGACACCAGAAGAACTGAAAGACGACATCCTGGAAGTGGTACGGGTGTGTTTTGACTTGACAAAAGAAGAAGCAGAGCAGGTCGATACTGCCGACCTATTCCCGCTGTTCGGCAAACTTGCCAGCTATGTACAAATGGCATTTACGCAAAAGGCAAAGCAACTCCCAAACGCAGCAAGCCCGGACGCGACCCCGGGCCAAAGTTAAACGGCTATGAATGGATTGTGTCGCTGTACGATGTTTTTCACCGTGATTATGGGTGGACGGTGGCCGAAATTGACGCTACCGAGTTGGGTTATTTGCTGACGCTGATGCGGGTAAAGTCACTTGAAACGCCGGAAAGTGAAGATTTAGTACCGATTGATGAGGTGTTATAAATGGCAAGAGTAAAAGGCGGCACTGTTGCCGTTGAAATTGCACTTGATAGAGAACAGTTTGACAAAGATTTCAAAGCCGCCGGACGCGAAATCGCCGCCGTTCAAAAACAGCTATCGCTTGAATTGGAACGGAATAAAGTAAGGTTTGCGATCGAAGGCGTTGACAAAGACTGGATTGACAAACTATTTGGCAATACTGCCATTGGTAAAATTCGCAACGCTCGCCGAGAAGTCGAATTTCTTAATCAGCAAATAGGTTTCCAGCGCAACAAAACCGACGTCGCAAAGGCGTCTTGGGATGCGCTGACTACAAGCAAAGGATCAATGCACGCCGCGACTATTGCTGCCGAAAAAGCATTTTTACGCGAGCAGATGGCACTTGTTGGGCTGAAAAAACAGATTGATGGGACAACTACGGCAACGAACATTATGGCGGTAACGCTAAAAAATACCGCATTGACCGCCGCCGCTGCCGCCGCGGCTATTGCTACCGCATACGCAGGGCTGGCTAAATCGGCAACAGAATGGGGCGCTGCGGTAAACGATATTTCCGACGCTACCGGCATGGCAGATGCGGAATCGTCAAAACTGGCAGCAATCCTACAAATCGTCGGAATTAACGCTGCAGATGCCGGACCTCTAATTGTAAAAATGGCGCGAAGCGTTGAAGAGGCGGGCAAAGCACAGCAGGCGGCTAGCAGGGAAGGAAAAGCGTCTGATGATGTGTTTACTCGGTTTGGCATTGCAATAACCGATGCCGGCGGCAACATGCTGACCTATGCCGACATCATGAACAATATTCAAGACGTCCATCGAAACATGCAAGATGGAACGAAGAAAACCGCGATGGAAATGGAAATCTTCGGACGATCTGGCGCGAAGATGAACGATTTTTTGAATTTGTCAAAAGCGCAGATGGAAGCATATACAAAAGAAGCGGAAAAGATGGGTGTCGTGATAACCGACAGTCAGAAATACGAAGATTTAAACCGCGAACTAAGTAAGCTGTCACTGTCACTGAAAGGAATTGCGGTAACAATCACTGGTGACGACATCCCTGCAATTCAATTATTGATTGCAAATTTAAGCGAGTTTGCCGGTTGGATAAAAGAAAACAAAGCTGCTATTGATGATTTAAAATCATCTGTTGAAACGATTGGCGGCTGGATTAGCAAACCATTTACGGCCGGAATGGAACTTGCCATAACTGGCGCAAAGAAGTTTGTTGAAGCGGTCAACGAAGCCGCTAAAGCAGAACAAGCCGCTACTATTGTCAGTGGATCAACGCTTGACGATGTGGCAGCCGCCGCAAAAATCGCCGAAAAAAACCTGCAAAAGCAATCCGATGCGGCCAAGTCCAAAGCCGCCGCTGAAAAAGACTTGATATTTGCGCAGCGCGAATTGCAAGACGCGGTTTTGACTTTGCAGGGTAAAACACTTGCAGTGACACTTGCAAACATTGATCGTGAGCGCGAAGCCTGGGTTAAGAAAACAAAAGACGAAGTGGCGGCAACGCAATGGGCCGAAGCGGCCAAAACCAAAGCGTTTCAAGACGCGCTCGACGCAAGGCTTGGCCCGGAAGTTGCAGCAGCCAAAAAGGCATTGCTTGAAGGAACTGACGTTAACAAAGCTATTGCCGAAGCGTCAACAAAAAGAAAAGATGAAGAACGGGCGACTTACGACGCGAGACAACTGGTTAAAAAGTTTTACGGCATTGCCGAACCAGGTGACGAAATCAAAAAGCTGCAAGTTGACTACATGAAAAATACCATAACGCAAATTACCGAAATTGCTAAATCGCTTGTTATTCCAAAAGACTTTGCCGGCATGACCGTGTTTGATCAGTACAAGCCGAGAAAACAGCAGGTTTATACCGACGAGCAGGGCAACCGAACAAACGGAATCCCGCAAGGCCAGCCGGGGTCAATATTTATCACGGTACCGGTTGCAATCGACGGACAACAAGTCGGCGAAGGGGCTGCAAAAGTAATCCTGCCGGCAGTGCAGGCCAATCCTACGTCATACGGAGGATAAAATGAACAGATTAATTATCGGAACGGTAACGGCGCAGCTGACGCCGGACGAAGCAACGATCACGCCAGACGATAGACGGGAAATTGTTAAAACGGTTACTTATTCGGGCGGGGCATTTGTCCCGTCCGTTTGCGTAATTGACGGCGGTTATTGCGCAGCCGGACAAATTGACAGCTATCAAAATGTCAAATTCAAACTGTCAGATTGGCCTACGGTTTTAGGCTATGCGACGGCCAGAACGCTGGTTTCAGTCACAGGCATTGACGGGATCACTGAATCAAATTGCTGGGTAAAAATCGGGCAATACATGCCGCAAAAAAAATTCAATTCCATGATTGCAAATATTGAGATCGGGAGGGCTTAACAATGGCTGACATCAACATATATTACGGCACAGTCACTGCAGGAGGCACAGACGGCACTGCTGGCAGCAACGATACCGAATCGGCACCAATTGATTTTGGTTCGCTTGATCTATATGAGAATGAAGTTTCTGACCCGGTTAAACTGGCGATCCGTTGCAATTCTGGATTTAAATCAGCAGCCGGAACCACCATAACCCCGACAGGAACCAGCGCCAGCAAAATAGCACTTGCGCCAGATAATAGCGGTTCGCCTGGAACATGGGGCAGCTATGGCGCGGCGCTGACATTTGGCAGCGAAATCCCCGACAGTAATGTGGTTTTTTGGGCAAAAGCGAAAGCCGTCGACACCGAAACCCCATCAAACGACACGTCTGTAAATCTTGTCATAGCTCCTGACATTTCGCCCGAATAGGGGTGAGAAAATGGCGGTTGATGACAGCTACACGAAGGTATTACTACACTTAAACAGTGATTTAACGGACGAATCAGGGAAAACTTGGACCGCAACCGATGCGGCAATATCAACATCAATTAAAAAGTTTGGCGCGGGATCATTAAATATCGGGGCCGGCAAATATATTTCGA